GTCACATCAATACAGCTACAAAATGCTGGAACTGGTTATTTGGCTCCACCCCGGATCAACATACTTGGCGAAGGTGCTGGTGCTACAGCCGAAGCCACAATCGGTGGTTCAGGTGAAATAGCAAGTATCACAGTGACCAACGGTGGTTCAGGTTATTGGTTAGTGCCTAACGCTGCAATCAATACACCTTATTATCCAGTACCACCCAACAACCAGGGTGCCATGGTCATAATCAGCACTGGCTATGTTGTGGACCTTTTCTATAGGTAAAAGCCAAAAAACATGCTATAATAAAGCATGATTGATGTAATCTCTTTCTTACCTGCAAAACGCAAACAGACCTCTGGTGGGTGGATCAGTTTCAATGCTCCTTGTTGCGTACACAATAGTGAATCTGCTGACAGACGACAGCGTGGTGGTATAAAAAACACAGACCAAGACTGGAGTTATCATTGTTTCAATTGTGGCTTCACTGCTAGTTTTGTACTTGGGCGCACACTCACATTCAAAGCCCGCAAGTTATTGGCATGGTTAAATGTTCCACAAGAAGAAATTGAACGTATCAATCTTGAAAGCCTTAGACATAAGAACATTGAAGGCATACTGAACGAACGGCAACAGGCGGTCCGGTTAGCAACTATAGCATTTGAAGAATGCGATTTACCAGCTGATACCGAAGAACTAACAGACACAGCCAACGCATATTTGATCAATCGCGGTATCACAGTAGACTATCCATACCTGTCAAAGAGAGGCACAAGGCCTGGAATAGTTGTACCATTTACCTACGACGGGCAGATAGTTGGGCACACCACAAGATTCCTGGACGATAGGACACCCAAGTATATTCAAAATATACAACCAGGATATGTGTTTGGTACAGACTTACAACGTAATAATTGGCAGTCGGTGATTGTGACAGAAGGAGTATTTGATGCACTCAGCATCAATGGTGTGGCTGTGTTACACGCAGACATAAATGACGCACAGGCTAGATTAATAAGGAGCCTGGAACGAGAAGTTGTTGTTGTACCAGATCAAGACTTACCTGGCATGCGACTGGTAGAGCGTGCGGTTGAACTGGGCTGGAGTGTAAGCATGCCCGAGTGGCCAGCGGGCGTTAAAGATGTAAATGATGCAGTAATTTGTATGGGAAGGTTGGCCACTTTGCTAACTATAATGCACGCCAAAGAGACCAGTCGAATTAAAATTGAACTAAGGAAGAAACAACTTGTTAAAAGATTACGGACTTGATGTCCAACGCTTATTCTTAGAAATGATGTTGCAAGACGCAGAGAGTTATGTGCGTGTGCAGAATATTTATAATCCAGAAAACTTTGATCGCAGTCTCAGACCAGCGGCCGAGTTTATTGCCAAGCACAGTAATGATCACAAAACCCTGCCATCTGCGGAACAGATATCTGCAACAACAGGGGTTCGACTACAACATATTCCTGATCTTAACGAGGGACACTTTGATTGGTTCATGGAAGAGTTTGAAGCATTTACTCGACGCCAAGAACTGGAACGTGCTATCCTAAAGAGTGCAGATCTATTGGAAAAAGGTGAGTATGATCCGGTAGAAAAACTGATCAAGGATGCAGTACAGATTAGTCTAACCAAGGACATGGGCACAGATTACTGGGCTGATCCAAGAGCCCGAATAGACAAGTATTTCAACTCAGGTGGACAGGTCAGCACAGGTTGGCCGCAGATGGATCGTATCTTGTATGGTGGATTCAGTCGCGGAGAACTCAACATCTTTGCTGGTGGATCAGGATCGGGCAAAAGTCTGGTCATGATGAACATAGCATTAAGCTGGTTACAGGCCGGATTAAGTGGAGTGTATATCAGTCTAGAACTCAGTGAAGAACTGTGTGCGTTGAGGACTGACGCCATGTTGGCTGGAATGAGCACAAAAGAAATACGCAAGGATATTGATCAAACAGAACTTAAGGTCAAACTGGTTAGCAAGAAAGCCGGACAGTATAGAATAAAAGCAATACCAGCACAGAGCAACATCAACGACATACGCAGTTATATCAAAGAAGTGCAGGTACAGACTGGTATCCGTGTGGACTTTGTGATGTGTGATTATCTAGACTTGTTGATGCCAGTAAGTGCCAAGGTCAGCCCAAATGATCTGTTTGTCAAGGACAAGTATGTGAGTGAAGAACTGCGAAACTTGGCCAAGGAACTCAATGTGTTGTTTGTGACAGCATCGCAGTTGAATCGTAGTGCAGTAGAAGAAGTTGAGTTTGATCACAGTCATATTTCGGGTGGTATATCCAAGATCAATACTGCGGACAATGTGTTTGGTATCTTTACAAGCAGGGCCATGAAAGAGCGTGGCAAGTATCAAATACAATGCATGAAGAGTCGATCCAGTACAGGTGTGGGCATGAAGATTGATCTGGACTACAACATTGAAACCATGCGTATCACAGATCCAGGTGATGATGAATCTGCTGGCAACGGATTTAAAAAGCCCAATATATACGAAAGCATCAAGACACAAAGCCGAGTAACTCCAACAGAAACAGTGGATCAGACTACCGGTGAGATTAGCAAGATCACAGCCGACGTACAAAGTGCCAAACTAAAACAGTTGCTTGGACAGATTAAAACATCGTGAGGATTTTAACTTTAGGAGACAGTTGGACTTACGGAACTGAAAGTTCTGATCCTGAGACCATGTCATGGCCGGCACAACTGGCTCAAAAATACAAGGTTGAAGTTGTTAATCTGGCCAAAGGTGGCAGCAGTAATCAACGGGCTGCCAGGATCGGAATTGAAGAACTGTGCAGAGATTCCAATTACGATTATGTGATATTTCCATTGGCACCTGCTTCTAGAACTGAAATTTTAAAAGTAGGAAAATGGTATCAAGTGTGGCCCACAAACCCCAGCAATCCTGTTGATAGAATATTCGCCGAGTGCTGGCATCCATGGAATGATGTGCAAAACACCATTATGTCGAGTTTTTATTTCATACACAGCATACAGGCTCTGGGCATTCCATTGTTTATGACTGGATTAAGTTTACATCCATCGAGACATGCTCAAGAATTGTCCTGGATAATGAATTATAAGAACAACAATGATTTTAATAGCTTGAACATGCCGTTGGATACTTTCAATATTGGCATCAAAGATCTTGATCGAAAATTAAAATCCTTAAAGGCAATCCATCTTAAAAATCTAGAATTGCAACCAGAATATCTGCATGATGTCTTGGAATCATATTATCTCACAGATGAAATACAAACACAATACAATTACAAACACAACGGCGGGCATCCAAACAACCAAGGGTATTGTGCATTGGCCGATTATTTTGCTGATAAAATTGGTCTAAACTAAGCAGGTCAACACACTACAATGACAAATCAATTTTGCAGGTATATATCCAATGGATATTCTTTTACAATAAACAATAATTCTGTTATCGTGAGTCCTTGCTGTTTGTATAAATCTAAAATTCAAGTTGACTCTCAATTGTTACAACGTCGTAGATCCATGATTGAATCCATCACTGATTGGACTGCCAATTGCGCAACGTGCAAAATACTAGAAGATGCAGGTCAGCAAAGTCTAAGACAGACAGGTCCAGACTGGATCCAGGATGATGAAACATCGCAGGATCCTGTGGCCATTGATATTGCACTTGATACCGAGTGTAATGCAGCCTGTGTAACTTGTGGACCAGTAAGTAGTTCTTTATGGGAAAAGGAAAATTCAAAACTAAGCAATGAAAAAATTACAATTAATAAAAATACTGACAATATTGATAATGCCATTGACCATATTGTTGATACTGTGTCATTGAACAAATTGAAATATGTTAAATTTTTTGGTGGTGAACCGTTGTTTACTGATACACATTTAAGATTTATCAAACATATTCCATGCCCTGAAAATGTAACTTTACACTATACTACAAATGCATCTATATATCCTAACAAAGAAACTTTTGAAATTTGGAAGAAATTTAAAACAATAATTTTTGCTGCCAGCCTAGACGGAATTCAAGAACAATTTGATTATGTACGATGGCCGTTACGATGGAGCAAGGTCAGTGAAAATTTGCTAAGACTACAGCAAAATAAAAATATAAACAATCTAATGTTCCGAGTAGAATTTACAGCTAATTTTCTCAATGCTTATTATTTTGATCGAGTGGAAGATTGGATAAAGAACAATTTAGATACCAATTTAAGTGGTGATAAAACAGAAATTAATATACATCATTGTTGGGGGAACACCTGGAACCTGGAAAAAATGCCAGCTGATATCAGGACGTTAATTTTAAAAAAATATCCCAACGACCATGTTATACACAATCTAGTAGCAAATCTACCGTCACCGGGTTCAATTGAGTCTTGGAAACAGTTTGTCAAAACATGGGATACCCGTCGAAATAACAGTTGGCAGACAGCCTTTCCTGATCTTGCTCAATACCTTTGATTATATTAAATTGTAAATCCACTAAATAATAC